AGAAACTATAATAGAAACAAACAGTTAATTGATTTAGGCGAAGTGCCCGAGTCAATCCGCATAAATATAATTAATCAATTTGAAAACGCTAAAGTTGGTAATCGGAAGCGCTTACTCACATACTTTGTAAATCATAGATTAAAAAATTTAACTGAGAATTTATCGGAGTTTTAATTTATGGCACTAAGTATACCACGAATATTTGAGGAAGTAGCTGCAGCAAATTCTATCAAAGCCCGTAAGGAAGTTTTGTTAGAAAATGAATCCAAACCACTAAAGGAAATATTAAAATATGCCTTTCATCCAGATATTAAATTTGCTCTTCCCCCGGGTAAACCTCCGTATAAAACGATAGGTTCACCGGACGAGTACAATCCCACATATCTATATCCCAATATTAGAAAATTTTACCTATACATTGAAGGGGGTCATACTGGACTTACTCAATTACGAAGAGAGCAATTGTTTATTCAGATGTTAGAAAGTTTACATCCTAAAGAGGCAGATTTAGTAATACAAATTAAAGATAAAAAGTTGAACTATAGAGGTTTAACATATAAATTAGTAAAAACAACTTTTCCGGAAATATTACCATAAATGATAAATGTAGATAAGTTTGAAAATAGAATAGTTAAATTTAAACGTATAGATTCTGATGGAAATGAAACAGCAAAACATGCTGAAATCAGGCAAATAGATTATGACCAAAACGAAGATATACCCCGTTCTGTTACGGCCAGACTTACTGACCCATTAAATTTTGTAATAACTTTGGGATATGATAAGGACATGAAGAAATTTCGTGGACCTCTTGGAACTGATATTTGGGAATCGGATTTTAATATTGGAGAATATATCCAAAGTTCGAGTATGGGTTCAGCCGATAGATACATGAAAAGTCCAAAAAGAACTCGGGCTAAAATCTAAGGAACGGTAAACCCAAAATAGAAGAGGAACATGAGGAAATTTATTTTATTTCTTGCTCTATTTCTTGCTTCAGTATCTATTGGTGGCACCTTCACAGGTGGTTCATCAGAACCAGGTATTGATCATTTTTATATTCATCCATCAAACACAAGTTATAATGGATTGTATCAAATAGCAGAGAAATTAGCAGTAGGAAATATTTTTTTAAACGTAGATGATGTTATGTGCATGGCCAAAAATATATTCTTTGAAGCCGCAGTGGAAAGCACTGCTGGAAGATTAGCTGTAGCACAAGTAACATTGAATCGTGTTAAGTCAAACAAATATCCCAATACAATTTGTGATGTAGTTTATGAGGGGAAACATCATGCAAGTGGATTTCCCAAAAGGGATCAGTGCCAATTTAGTTGGTATTGTGATGGCAAAGGAGATGACCCCAGGGAAGGAAGGTTATGGAATGATGCACAGGACTTGGCCAAATATGTAATTCTGAGACAAGACGATTTACCAGACATAACAGATGGTGCTACTCATTATCATGCAAGATATATTGATACACCGCGATGGGCAAGACAAAAGAAAGTAACTGCGAAAATAGATGAACATATTTTTTATAGAACGAGAGGGTTTAATTTTTAGACTATAAACTCTTGACATTAGGGGGCAGTTGTGGTATACTATAAGTGTAATTGAGAAAACCCCCTAATAGGAGAATTTTATGAGAGAAGGAAAGTTTGATAGAGATGAGATTCGAAGTGTATTACTAGAACATTTCGTAAGATCATCTTCACTAATAGATAAAATTGAAGAGATGATGACAGAATCGTTTTCGGCAGGATATTCGTTTGCCAAGAATGAAGATGAGTTAGTACGAAGAGCTTCCGAATCACTGAGTGAATAATATGAAGAAAGAATTTTATTTGTCTACTGCGGTACACAAACTTGATGAGTCGATTAAATCCGGCGGTTACAAACCCAAGTCGAAATTTGGTGACAAGTGTACTTCTCTTGTAGTTGAACAAGAGTTGAGAGAATGTGAAGCGCCTGGGGCGATTCGAAATGATCGCATTAATGAGGTCATGAAGAAGATTGAGAAAGAATTAAATTCAAGTAATTCTGACTCTGAGTTTTTTATAAATTGTCGCGATGTCACTTCTAAGAAGACGGTTGCTGGATGGAGACTCAAGGAAAAAATCTGGAACTACCAGTTAGGATTTCTTGCTTCTCTAGTGAACAATGTTATTAAAGAAGAGAAATCTCCACCTAAAGAAAATTTAAGCCATCTTGGTTATATTGGAACTCAGGGGAAAAGAGGAAAACTCTTTGTTAAACTGGCAGACAAAATTCAAAAAGATGATTACATAATTTTTAAAGTGGTTGATCCGAAAGGTAACAAGGGATACTTCTACAACTACAAAACAAAACCTGGGATCATGGAAAGTCCACTTGAAGTGAATGATTGTTTCTTAATGGATGCAACCCCAGCTCGACATGAGATGAGTAGATACGATAGTTGCAAGGTTACTTATTTTAATCGTATTGTGATATTAGAAAATAAAGGAAGTAACAACTCTCCAAAGAAATCGAAACCAAAGAAAACGTGGCAAGAAATATTGGCAGAGAGTGATAGCAGTCCTGATGAAATTGAGGCCGAGGAAAAGTTTCGTAATAAGATGAAAGAGAAAAATAAAGAAATTGCGGAAGCCATAACCGACACAGATTATACATCTGGTGTGGAACGAAATTATATAAGATGAAAGTTCAAAGATAGGATGAATATATTATTTTTAGATCAAGACCCAAGAATGAGTGCATTCGCGCATTGTGATGAGCATGTGAAGGATATGATTCCAATATATACAAAATTGTTATCTACTGCACATCATTTGTTAGACCCAAAAGGACAAATCGTTCCGCACCTAGAAGAATTAGATCCCGATTATATAATATCAGGAGGCATTGAGGGTATTCCATTGACAGCCGCTTGGGTTAAATCGAATGATGCTAATTACATGTGGACGCATAATTTGTGGTTTTGGTTGCACAAAGAATATTATTTTCGATATAATGAAATGCATGAAGATTGGACAAATCTATATAATAAATTAAGTCACACCCCAGAAAATATTATAAAAGGTGAACTTACCGCACCGCCTCCATTTGTTCCAGAAGAATTTTTGGTTCGCGGATTGGAAGACGATTTCCAAAATACTATTGAATCATATAGGAGATATTATATGGATTGGTCAACAAAGAATAGTGCAACTTGGGGTGGATTGGTAGAGAATATGCGACAACCTCCAGCTTGGATATTAGAAGATGCCAACATATAATTATTCTTGTGACAAATGTGATAATACATTTGAAGAGCAATTACCCATAGCACAAAGAAAAGTTCCAGAGGGTAGATGTATGGAATGTAATGACGGGGATGTACGTCAAATGATTGTCGCCCCAGGATTTGCTTATGATAATATAAAGACTAGACACTCTACTAACAACAAAGAACCTGGATGGTATAGTGATAAAATAAAAGATATGAAAAGAAACATCCCAGGCAATACATTATGAGAACAAAAACATTTACACACCTTGCCGAAAGACCAGAGTTTAGCTTTGGTATGAGGTCTGAAACCATTAACGGAAAACGAACTTATGTTACTCCCAATGACAACGTATATCCATCAATTACAACCGTACTTGGCGAGTTGTCCAAAGCTGATATACAGAAGTGGAGAGAGCGTGTTGGAGAAAAGGAAGCAAATAAAATCTCCGGTAAGGCTTCCCGCAGAGGAACAAGCTTACATTCTGTCTGTGAATCCTATATCCAAAACGAAGAAAAATTCCTTAATGGAGAAACGCCCCACATTGTTGAACTATTCAAAACGATTGAACCGTTCTTTGAAAGAGTCGATAACATTCACGGAGTTGAGTTAGCATTATATTCTGATCAATATCGCCTAGCTGGAAGAACAGACCTAGTAGCGGAATTTGATGGGGTTTTGTCTATCGTAGATTACAAGACGAGTAATAAAATTAAAAAGAAGGAATGGTGTGAGAATTATTTTGCACAATGCTCGTTTTATGCATCGGCTTATGAGGAACGTACAGGAATAGAAGTTCCCCAAATAGTGATAATCGTTGCTGTAGAGAATGAACATCCTCAATTATTTGTAGAAAAAAGGGATGACTGGACACATATAATTTGGAAAGCTAAAGAGTTATATGAGATAAATAATAATGATACTATTAATTTATAAAGACAAATAGAAAAAATAATAAAGAATTTTGTTTGATGACCTGTAGGGTAGTTTAGCAAGACCCGAGTTCGATTCTCGGCACCTCCACCAAACGAGCATCAGATGGACGTTAAAGAAGTTACTATAGCTATAATTATTTTTATTATTACGCTAGTGTTAATCTGGAGTTTAGATTTTGTGCTCATTTGATGGGGGTGAAAAGGATTTCGATTGTGAATGAGAGTAACAGAGAGAACAAAATAGGGCGATGACCAACATCAAATTAAACTTAATCGCAAACAATTCCGATTATAGTCCCGCATATGCTTACGCACTCGCTGCGTAAACACATAGCCGAGTTAGAGGGTTGTCCTCCGGGGGTCGCTTGGGAACAGAAGAATTCCCCCACTACACACAATAACACACACACAGAGAAAGGACAATATGTCTAATCCATTCGAACTACGATTCAAACTATTAGAGATGGCACAAGGTTATCTCCAAGAACAATCTCAACGCAACCAAGATTATGTTTCAAGTGCATGGGAATTTGCACAAGAACAAGGTGATGCAAACATGAAGTTATGGAATGAACTTCAGCCTGATTCTTATTCCATTGAGGATATAAAGAAGAAAGCAGCTGAGTTGTATGAATTCGTAGAGAAGAAGTAAAAAGTTCTGGGGACTGCAAATTTGTGGTCCCCACCAAACACATTAAAATGGGGTCAATTAAAAATATGTCTACTTATAAAGGCGGATACAGAACAGAAGTTGCAAGATATGAACGAGCTCCATACGAAAGAATCGAATACGAAGAATATCTGAGAACACACGATTTAATAGATTTAAAAGGTCGAGTAGATAGGGGAGAACCCAATCCAATTGACCCCACTTATGGTGGAATAGGTTATCAATATTTTTATCCAGACACGGTAGATCTGGGTAGAGTTAAAGTTACTCTTGAGAGTGATGAATGGAAATTTCGATGGGAAGGTAGAAGATAATGGCTGAATATATCAACGAAGAACCTTGCGAATATATCTACAATATAACCGCTGTAGAAAAGATTGTCGATGGGGATACTATCGATGCGATTTTTGATTTGGGTTTTGATGTACGAATATGTAATAGAATTCGTTTACTAGGAATAGATACACCAGAATCTAGAACAAGACACAAGAACGAAAAAATCTATGGTAAACTATCCAAAAAAGCATTAACATCATGGGTACATTGGGCAATATTATCAGATAGAGATGATATTGAGATACAATGTCGGTGTCCAGAGTCAGATAGCCGAGGAAAGTTCGGTAGAGTATTAGGTGAGATTTGGATTAACTGTACAGAAGATGGACATGATTTCAATGGATGGACTAACGTAAATAAGTGGTTATGTGAAAATGGATATGCTGTAGGTTATACTGGTCAAAACAAAGACGATGTTAAAGATGAACATTGGAAAAATAGAGTACTTTTAGCAGAACAAGGTGTTCATGATCTATTACCTTGGGATGAGGACTGATGACAAAAAAGTTCCAAGAATATTTACAGGAATCAAGTTTATCTAGATTGTGGAGTCACAACGAGAAACATGATTGTGGAGCTATGACTGCGTTTCGTGTAGCCGCGGAATGTGGTGGGGGTGAGAAGTATTCAAAATCTGATAATGCAAAACGAAACAAGTCATTATTAGCAAAGATTAAATCGAAAGGTTATGGAGCTACAACTTTAAAGGGTAGATATCCTGAAGGTGGAAAATCTGTAACAGAGATTAGCTATTTTATTGTTGACCTGGAAGATGGCGGCAATTTAGAAAATGATATGAAAAAATTCGGGGAGGATTTCGAACAAGACAGTGTTTTATTTGTTCCAAAAGGTGCTATTCAAAATAAATCAAAAGCACATTTGATTGGAACTAATCATTGCAAAAATAACTGGCTAGGATACCACAAAACAGAAACTTTCAATAAAGGTAAGATGGGATATGATTCACCAATTTATACTTCTTATGTGAATGGTAGACCGTTTATATTTGAAGAAGTCTGTGATGAAATATTAAATCCCGGAAATGGAATGGGGTGGTGGACTTTACATTCAGTAGCCGATAAACATTGGAGCAAAATTGAAATTACTAATGGAGAAGAAGAATGAATGAAGAACAAACAAAAGAACAGTCCTCAGCAATTGAGAAACGAAAAAGAATGAGATTCTATGCCAGATTTTCTTTAAGTGGTATAGTATTCCTTGTATTTTTTTGTTTACTTTATGTGTTATTTTATGGGACATTGGTTACTGATACCTACAGGGACATAATAAATATTTTAATAGGTACGTACGTCGCGGCACTAATGAAGGTCGTAAATTACTGGTTTACAGAGAAAGATGATTCAGAACATCAAGAATCTGCAGCTCTGAACGGTAATGGATCATCAATATAATGGCAGTAAAAATGAATAATTCTATGAGATTCATGGAGAATATAGAAGGATTGGTACAACGAACAAAGATGACTTATATCGATGCTATTTTATATTACTGTGAAGAAAATAAATTGGAACCTGAAACCGCTGGTCAGATGGTCGGCGGAAAACTCAAACAACTTGTACAAGAAGAAGCAGAAGATCTCAATCTTGTGCAGAAGACTTCAAAGCTTCCGATATGAGAGCTTGACAAATCGGAAAAGTATGTTATAATATAGTTATATGATGATTAAGTGAAATACATCGCAATACAATTAATACAACGCAATACGAAATATACGAAAGGAAACATATGTCGTTCGCAGATATGAAGAAAAAACGTGGAGATAAACTCCAATCCCTCCTAAAAGAAACCGCAAAGATAAACCAACCCGCAGGATATCAAAATGATGATGACCGTTTCTGGCGTCCAGAATTGGACAAGTCTGGTAACGGTATGGCATTAGTTCGATTTCTACCAGCACCAGATGGTGAAGACCTGCCGTGGGCACGTTCATGGAATCACGGATTCCAGGGTCCGGGTGGATGGTATATCGAAAACTCCCTGACCACTCTTGGTCAAAAAGACCCAGTGAGTGAATATAACTCACAACTTTGGAATTCTGGTATTGAGGCAAACAAAGAGATTGCCCGTAAACAGAAACGAAGACTTACCTATGTCTCTAATGTTCTTGTCATTAAAGACCCCACAAATCCCCAGAACGAAGGACAAGTTCGCTTGTACAAGTATGGAAAGAAAATTTGGGATAAGATTAATGACCAGATGAATCCAGAATTTGAAGATGAAACTCCTCTTAATCCATTTGATCTCTGGGAAGGTGCAAACTTCAAACTAAAAATTCGTAAGGTTGATGGATTTTCCAACTATGATAAGTCGGAATTTGAAGCTTCTACTCCTGTGAATGATGAAGATTCTAAGATGGAAGAACTCTGGAAGACCGAACACTCCCTATCAGAATTCACTGATCCGAAGAATTTCAAAACCTATTCGGAATTGAAAGAAAAGTTGGACCGTGTTCTGGGAATTACAACTGGAACTGCTGAAAAGGATGATGTTCCTTTTGATGGTGGAACAAGTTATACTCCTGCACAAGATACAGCGGTTACAGCAACTGCTGAGACTGATTCTACTGAGGAGTATTCCTATTTCTCAAAATTAGCTGATGGTGAATAATGAACGAAAATCAGAATAACGGTTTATATGGATTTTTATTCTGTACTTTATTGGTAGTATGGGCGGCAACATCTTGGGGTGAACCCGATTTGATTGACGCCCTTATTTACTATTTTTCAGATGGTCATTATAAACACTAGGCTGGCATTAATCTAGATTGTGGTGAAAAATCCATATTATAAGGATTTGGATCAGCAGTTGGAAGCATCATAGCCGAAGTTGAAGGTGCATTTACTACAGTAGAAGTGGGTGCACTAATTACAGTCGGTGATGATGCAGCTGATGCCAACATATTCCCCTCCCTTTGACCTTCTATTAATTGACTCCCTTGATTAGAACCAGATAAAAGTTGAGCCGCTTGATTATCTAATACCATCTCTCCTTGGGTCAAAGTAAACAACCCACCAGATTCCAAACCAAAAGCTTTACCTAGACTACCCGCTGCAAAAGGTGACAGTCCTACCATTCCACCTTTTTCCATACCCATAATAGATCCCAACATTCCTTTAAGTTTTTGACCTAGATTTAAATCAATAAATCCTACACTAC